ATTTAGTTATAACGGAAGAAACCTTATTTAAAGGTTTAAATGAAAAATACGGAGATGGTGATTACAACCCTACAACGGGAGAATTCACACCAATCGCGGAATAATACTACGTTACGCATATATTAAAATAATATTTTAGAAAAAGTATCTAATACTTATATGTGTATCATTACACAAACTTAATAGGAGTAAATAAAATGGCAGAAAAAATTGTATCACCTGGTGTATTCACAAGAGAGAATGATTTATCATTTTTATCACAAGGTATTGGAGAAATAGGAGCAGCAATAGTAGGACCTTTTAGTAAAGGACCAGCTTTCCTTCCAACTATTGTTAATACGCAATCGGAATTCGAACAAATATTCGGTACACCTGATGGAGAATACTATACAGGGTACGCAGTACAAAACTATCTAAGAGAAGCAGGAACAGTTACAATTGTTCGTGTTGGTCACTTAGGTGGATATCAACAAGTAGCACCAATTGGTATTAAAGTAACATTAGTATCTGGTTCTGCTACAGGAACTTATGCAAGTGGTAGTGAACATATCATTGGTACATTACACGCTACATTAAGTGGTAGTGAATCAACCGGATTTTCAACTGGTTCAATTACATTTGCAAATGGAACAATAACTGACACTTATTTTACAATTAGTGGAAGTAATATTGCATATAATGGTTCAGCATCAATTGACCCTGCACAAGGAAATGATATTGGTGATGTATTTGGAGAATCTCCATTTGGAACTAAAAAAGCATATGTGTATACATACTTTGAAAAAACAGCTACCGATTTAAGTGCATACTTATCTGCTGGTTCTGGTTCTATTTCATTAGTTCAATTACCAACTCAAGCATTTACTGATGATACTTCATACGCAACTACTCCGTGGGTTAAATCTCAATTGATTAGTGGTCAAAGAAGTGACCTATTCCGTTTTCATACATTAGGTGATGGTAACCCATACAATACTGAATATAAAGTAAGTATTTTCAATGTTAAAGCAGCAGGAGTATCTGGTGCAACTGATTACGCAACATTCTCATTAGTAGTTCGTGGATTTAATGATACCGATAGAAAAAAATCAGTAAAAGAAACATATAATAACGTTAACTTAGACCCTGCATCTCCAAACTATATTGCTAAAGTAATTGGTGATAGACATTTAACAATTGATGCAAATGGTAAACAAAGTGAAAATGGTGATTATGCAAATCGTTCTAAATTAGTTAGAGTAGAAGTTTCTGCTGAGGGTTCATTCCCTATTATAGCAGCACCTTTTGGTCATGGTGCATATATTAATCCAATCGATGCAGCAGTAGAAACAATAGTACCTGCAGTTATTTATTCAACCGGTTCTGCTAATAATACAGCATCATCTGGATATAGATACTCTGGTATTGATTTAGAAACTACTGCAGTAAAAATAAATAACACACAATATTTAAAACCATTACCGGGAACTGAATATAGTACTGGTAGAAATACTGATTTTACATTTGATGGCGATATTAACGCTATTGTAGGCGGTGTAGTTTCAACATATAATTTTGCTCAGACATTATCAACGGATGATGATGCTAATGTAATTGCTAAAAGACAATTTACATTAGCGTTTCAAGGTGGATTTGATGGTGTAACTCCAACAAGAGTAGCAAGTAAAGGTGTGGATATATCATCTGGTAATTCACAAGGATTTAACTTAGCAACATCAATTGCAAGTGGTTCAGTTGCATATGTAAAAGCAATCAACGCGGTATCTAACCCTGATGATTTTGATATCAACATAATCGCAGCACCGGGTATAGTTCGTAGACATCACTCATATGTATTTGATTACATAAGTGAAATGTGTGAGAATCGTGAAGATGTATTCTTCATTGGTGATGTAGTTGGATGTGATAGTGGTAATGATACAATTGATGAAGCAGTTGCACAAGGTGCAGCAGTAGATTCTAACTATGTAGGTACTTACTACCCGTGGGTTAAGACAATCGATAGAAACACCAACAAATTAACTGCAGTACCACCATCAGTATTGATGCCAGGTATTTACGCAGCAAATGACGCGGTTGCAGCAGAATGGTTCGCACCAGCTGGTTTAAATCGTGGTGGAATCGTAGGAGCAGTTTCAGTATTGAATAGATTAACACACGCAGAGAGAGATACATTATATGAAGGAAAAATAAATCCTATCGCATCTTTCCCTGGTGAGGGTATCGTGGCATTTGGACAGAAAACATTACAAGAAAAATCATCAGCGTTAGATAGAATCAATGTTAGAAGATTACTTATCAAAGTTAAGAAGTATATCGCTTCTACTTCAAGATACTTAGTATTCGAACAAAATACTTCTACTACTCGTTCAAGATTCTTAAATACAGTTAATCCTTATTTAGAAGCAATTCAACAAAGACAAGGTTTATATGCATTTAGAGTAGTAATGGATGAGACTAATAACACTCCTGATGTAATTGATAGAAACATATTGGCTGGACAGATTTTCTTACAACCAACAAAAACCGCTGAATTTATCGTGTTAGATTTCAACATCTTACCGACTGGAGCATCATTTTCAGCATAAATTTTAAAAAAAAGAGAAACCTTATATTTATTAATATAATAGGAGAAAATAAAAATGGCAGAAATATTAGAGTTTAACGAAATGTTCTATACCAACTTTGAACCAAAGATGAAAAATCGTTTCATCATGGAAATCGGTGGTATCCCTTCATATCTTATCAAAACCGCTAACAGACCAAACATTCAGTTTGAACCTGTAACATTAGAACACATCAACTTAAAAAGAAAGTTGAAAGGTAAAGGTGAGTGGCAAGACTTAGAAATTACATTGTATGACCCAATTGTACCATCAGGTGCACAGGCAGTAATGGAGTGGGTTAGAACTTCACACGAATCCCTAACAGGACGTGATGGATATGCAGATTTCTACAAAAAAGATATTGATATCTATATGTTAGGACCAGTGGGTGATAAAATTGAAAATTGGAAAATCAAAGGTGCATTTATTTTAAACGCACAATTTGGTGAATTAGATTGGACATCAAATGACCCTGCAGAGATTACATTAACGTTAGCTTACGATTACGCAGTACTTGAATTCTAATAGAATTAAAATATAAAATTAAGAAAGGAGATAGAAATATCTCCTTTTTTTTCAATTTTTTTTTATTTATATATTTATATACAATAAACAAAATAAAGGTAAAATATGTCACAATACGAATTCTCAACGGAGATAATTTCATTACCATCTCAAGGTAAGTGTTATCCAGAAACAAATCCATTATCAAGTGGTAACATCGAATTAAAATACATGACGGCAAGAGAGGAGGAAATTCTTTCATCTCAAAGTTTAATTAAAAAAGGTGTAGTATTAGATAAATTATTCGAAGCAATTATAGTAGATAAGAAAGTAAACCCGGATGATATTCTTTTGGGTGATAAAAATGCTATTATGTTAGCAACTCGTATTTTAGGATACGGGCCAGAATATAAGATTGAAATATTAGATGATAATGATAACAAACAACAAATTACTGTTGATTTAGGTAAAGTTCAAACAAAAGATATTGATTTTAGTAAATTAAGTTCTGATAATCGTTATCAATTTACAACATCAACCGGTAATGTATTAATTTTTAAATTATTAACACATGGTGATGAAAAAAGAATTGATACTGATGTTAACGCATTAAAGAGATTAAATAAAGATTCAATGGGTAATGAATTAACTACACGTTATCGTTATATGATTCAATCAGTAGATGGTAAGGATGATACAAAATCCATAACTGATTTTATTAATAATAAATTCCTTGCTAGAGATACTAAAGGATTTAGAGATTATGTAAAAAATTTACAACCGGATATCAAAATGGAATTTGATTACGAAAATCCTGAAACAGGAGAAATGGAGGTAAGACCTATTACAATGGGTGTTAGCTTTTTTTGGCCTACCGAGTAATTATTCCGTCCTATTACATAAACAAATTTTTGAATTATGTTATCATGGAAATGGTTTCATCCAATCGGATGTGTATAGATTACCAGTTCATTTAAGAAATTTTTATTACAAAGAATTGGTAGATACGAAGAAACGAGAAAGTGATAATGCAAATAAAACACAAAAAAATAACCAACCATCAAAAGGACCAGGTGTAAGAGTGAGGAAATAAATTCCTCACTTTTTTTATGTCTTATATTTATAGGAGTATAA